AAGATGCAAACCTAATTCAACAAGGGGATCGAATCGTAGCGGGTGGTTTACAGATCACCGTTGCAGACTCCGACTCAGATACAAACCAGATTCTCGTATTAAATTTACAGACTGACTCCGTAGGAATTCGTTCTTTCGGTGATCTCGCCGACGCTGCGGATCTCATTCGTCAGGGCGATAGGGTCGATGCGGGTGGACTAACCCTTGTTGCAGATAGTTCGGATGATCTGACCGTCCTTACAATTGACCTTGTCACTGACTCCGTAGGAAAACGATCATTCGAATCCCTCGCTGATGATATAGGACTGATCAAACAAGGCGATAGAATTGATGCTAGTGGTTTGACTCTACAGACCGACAGCGACCCATTATCGGTTACGGTATTAGTACAGAATCTTGAAACGGATAGCGTTGGTAAAAAATCTTTCCAGAATCTAGTTGATAACGCTGATCTACTTCAACAGGGTGATGATATTGTTGCGGGAGGTCTATCGATTACTCAGGTAGACAGCGACTCTGACACCAATCAGATACTCGTATTGAATCTACTAACAGATTCAGTAGGAATACGATCATTCGGTGATCTTGCAGACGAAGCAGACCTTATCCGACAAGGGGATCGTATTGACGCTGGTGGTTTGACACTTGTTACTGACAGTGACCCCAATTCATTGACAGTGTTGGTGCAAGATCTTACCACCGACAGTGTGGGCAAACGATCCTTTGAATCACTTGCAGATGACGTGGGATTGATTAAACAAGGTGATAGGATTGATGCGAGTGGTCTCACTCTCACCACCGATAGTGATTCTTCTGCGACAGTCCTTGTCATTGATTTACTTACTGACTCAGTAGGAAAACGTTCATTCCAAGACCTTGCGGAAGATGCCAATCTAGTCCAACAGGGTGACAGATTTGTCGCAGGTGGATTGTCAATTACGGTGGCAGACTCTGATTCTGATACTAATCAGATTCTAGTTCTTAACCTAAACACTGATAGTGTAGGGATTCGTTCATTTGGTGATCTTGCAGATGAGGCGGATCTGATTCGTCAAGGTGATCGCATCGATGCTGGAGGTTTGACCCTAGTTGCGGATAGTTCTGATGATTTAACAGTTCTTACGATTGACCTTCAGACAGACTCCGTAGGAAAGAGATCATTTGAATCATTAGCTGATGACCTTGGTCTAATCAAACAGGGTGACCGAATCGATGCTAGTGGGTTATCTTTACAGACCGATAGTGATCCGAATACTAACCAAGTGTTGGTTGTTGATCTTGATACTGATTCGGTAGGAAAGAGATCGTTCCAAGACTTGGCGGACGAAGCAAATCTGATTACTCAAGGTGATCGTATTGTTGCCGGTGGTCTTTCTATTACGGTCGCAGATAGTGACAGTGATACAAATCAGGTTCTTGTTCTCAACTTAGACACTGACAGTGTAGGAATTCGGTCATTCCAAGATCTGGCTGAAGATGCTGATCTGGTGCAACAGGGTGACAGATTTGTCGCTGGCGGACTGTCGATTACGATTGCAGACAGTGATCCCACAACCAATCAGGTTCTTGTTCTCAATCTTTTGACTGACAGTGTGGGTATTCGTGGTTCCGAAGATCTGCTTGCAAATGAAACATTACAGACAGTCACTACTCGTGGGGACAGCACAAATAGATTCTTGACAATTGCTGGTCTATCGATAACTAATCTTGATAGCGACCCAACAACAGATCAACTTCTAGTATTGAATCTGAACACAGATTCAATCGGTATTCGTTCATTCGCACAACTTGCTGATGAAGCGGGTGTTGGTGAAGACACATTACAAACAGTTACAGAACGAGGTGACTCTACAGATCGTGCTATTTTGTTAAAACAGGGTCTCACGATTAATAATCTACCAACAGACAACACGACCACAAATGTATTGGTCTTGACTGGAAATGACAGTGTTGCTGTTCGAGAGTTTGCATCATTAGATGCAACTGTACAGGAAACGTTACAAACAGTCACAGAACGTGGTGACAGTACCGACAGAGATGTATTGATTCGTGATGCATCACTGACCGCTGACTCTGTCAAAGCATCGGTTGGTTTCTTTGACACAAACAATATTCAACTTATCATCTATGATTCCGCAGGGTTAGTTCTCTGGGGTGCATAAATAGAGTAAGAAACTTTATTGGAGAAAATTCATGGCATTGCCAAGTTCAAGACAAACATTGATTGACTATTGTCTTAGAAGATTAGGACAACCGGTGATTGAGATCAATGTCGACACAGATCAGGTAGAAGATCGTGTGGACGATGCGCTGTCAATATATCGCGAGTTTCATGACGACGCTTTGGTTAGAGTGTTTTTAAAACATCAAGTAACTCAAACAGATATTGATAATGGTTATGTTCCTATTTCGGCGGACATTCCATATATCACAAAGGTGTTTCCTCTAAATCCAACGTATTCTAATGTCAATATGTTTGACATTCGATATCAATTGATGTTGAATAGTTTGGCAGACTTTATGCAGTTTGCTGGTGGTATGTCATACTATTATCAATTAGAACAGTATCTCGATTTTCTTGATCGTGTTCTTACCGGCGAACCACTTATCACTTTCTCAAGAAACGAACAACGATTATACCTACATGGAAACTTTGAAGATGAAGATGTTCTTGTAGGAGAGTATATTATAATGGAAGCGTATCAAGAAGTCAACACTTCTGAGATATGGAATGACATTTTCTTGAGAGATTATACCACACAATGCATTAAACAGCAATGGGGTGCGAATCTAATCAAGTTCGATGGAATGCAACTTCCAGGCGGAGTGACCATGAACGGTCGACAGCTTTATGATGACGCCACACAAGAAATGCAAAGACTAGAAGAAAAACTGAGACTCGAATATGAACGTCCAGTTGATTTCTTTATGGGGTAATGAATGGCCACTAATCTTTATTTCACACAAGGAACGCTGAACGAACAAACGCTCTATGAGGATATCGTAATTGAATCCTTGAAGACGTATGGTCAGGACGTGTATTATATTCCTCGTGAAATTGTCAATCGAGACGGAATCTTTCAGGATGATTCTGTGTCTCGTTTTGATAACGCATATCGCATCGAAATGTACATCGAGAATGTCGATGGATTCGATGGTGAGGGTGATCTGTTCACCAAGTTTGGAGTAGAGATTAGAGATGCAGCAACATTCGTAGTTGCGCGACGAAGATGGCACAACACTGTATCTCTTTATGAAAATGAAGAGGACACACCTTTCTATCGTCCCCGTGAAGGTGATCTAATCTATCTACCTTTGTCGGGTTCTATGTTTCAGATACAAAAAGTAGATACTGAGCAACCCTTCTATCAGTTAAAGAACCTACCCATTTTCAAGATGCGTTGCGAGTTGTTCGAGTACAACGACGAAGACTTTGATACTGGTGTCGATACAATCGATGTGGTCGAGAAGAATCACGCCTATCAGAATGTTCTTACTGTTGGATCAAGTCTATCCTTTGATGAGGGTGAAGAGGTTCGTCAAGTCAATTCAACCTTTACCATCAACGGTGAAGTGGTCAAATACGACGAACCAAATGGTCTTCTCTATCTCGCACACTCTGCTGCTACAGACGGAAACTACCATGATTGGACAACGGCGGCACCAATTGAAGGTCTTACCAATGGTGAGTCGGTCACACCAACTCAGGTTGGAGAAGACTTACAGGAGAGTACACAGAATGCAGACTTCGACACGATTGGAGATGGTTTCGTAGACTTCTCAGAGAGTAATCCGTTTGGAGATCCACAATAATGTTTGGCGGTCACTTTTATCATCAACGAATACGAACTGCCGTCGCAGTCTTTGGTTCTCTTTTTAATAACATAAAGATTGTTAGAAAGAACACCAGTGGCGGTGGAGTAAGTCAAGTCAAAGTGCCTCTATCGTATGCACCCAAAAGAGACTTTATTGCTCGACTCGACGCAATGGCTGACGGAGAGAATGCAGAACGTCAGATCGCAGTCAAACTACCACGTATGTCGTTTGAGATTGTGGCGATGAACTATGATGTACAAAGGCAGTTACCAAAAACAAACAGTTGCCGTATACCATCAACCTTTGGTAATGCAACTGAGATTTATACACCCGTACCATACAATATAAATTTTCAGTTGAATGTCTATGCGAGGGGTCAGGATGATGCACTACAAATTGTAGAACAGATTTTACCCTACTTCACTCCAGCATATACATTGACTACCAAACCACTAGGTGATTTTGAGGGAATCAAAGAGGACACCCCAATCACAATGCAGGGAATCACGTTCTCTGATGATTATGAAGCACCACTCGAATCACGAAGAACAGTAATCTACACACTTGATTTCGAAATGAAAGTGATGATGTACAAGTCAACGAGTACACCACAACCAGTAATTACGTCGTATGATATCACCAACGCTGACCTTAACGGAAATGTTCTATTTCAGACACAAGACAGTGCTGCTCAGGTAACAGAGGGTCTTATAGCAACGACGAACGAAGATGTTGCAATAACCACAGATTTTCAGATGTACAATGTACCTCTCACAACTCATGGTTTACAACTCAGTGACTCTGCAACAAATGGTGAGGTAAGTGTATCATACACTAAACGATTGGTTTCTGCAAGCGGAATCGTCGTTGCACAAGGGACACATACATATACTCCGAATGCAAACTTTAACGGAATCGACGAATTTAAACTAGAACTTTTATATGGGGATTCCGCTACTCCAAGCAAAATCGAAAAGACGGTTAATGTCACGGTCAACGCTGTGCAAGATGTCACGTCATTATCACTTGGGCCATTTGCATTAACTGTTGGTGTTGCAGATATTAGAGATTTTTCTGGTAATGACCCATTCACAAGTCCAACGTACAGGATTGTAAGTAATGGTTCACTGGGTAATGCTATAATCAGCGCAAATGGTCTTGTGACATATGATCCGCAATTTGCAGGAACAGATACAGTGACATACGGTGTTACACCAACTGGTGGTACAGAAGAGACTGTAATCATAACCTATAACAACAGCGTATAAATAAAGATACGAATTCTTGAGGAAGAATAAATGGCAGGCGTAAAGATAACAGATTTAGACACTCTAACCAGTGCCGACTCAGACGATAAGTTGGTCATTGTTGATGAGAGTGTAGGCGTCGACGGTACAACGAAGGTAATATCTCACAGAGCGTTGTTGGCGTCAGGTGCAGCACAAAAAGCAAATGAACTTCAAATAGGTGCTAGTTCGACCAACGATTTTGG